TTTCATAATTTACGTCTTGTTTTTCAATATCACTATATCCCGGACGCTGGATCACGCAAATCGGTGTAATCAAATACCATCGATCCACTCGTTGAAGACGTTTCCAATACATATCACAAGCAAACTCCGGTTTATTCGCTGGATTAGCAGTAAGACCGGCGAGAGCTTCTTCAAAATTCTGGATCAACGTGTCATAATACCGACTACATACGAGGTAACACGTGGCGACTTGACAATTCGCAACCCGAAAACAATCAGGTTCTTCTATTTTAAATGGCGGGAAATTATTGCCAGATAATAAAAGAACATCCCATTCATCTCGAAACCGCGAAAGAAACGAATTTACTTGATGAACTAATACTTCTGGATGAATGAAAAACGCGTCATCTTCGAAAATAAGAACATGGTCCCACCCGTTTTTTTTCGCGATACGCAAACACTCGAGATGACTCATCGAACAACCGATTGCGCCATGTTCGTGATAGATTGCGGAGAAACGCGCAACCGGATAGAATGAATAGTCGGAGGGATCACGTGAATGAAGCTGTTCCATCTGTGTTTCGAATATCATACGGCGGTCGGTGCGAATATCGAGATTGATGTAAATCGCGTTTTTAATATCGGAAAAACTGCGCAACATAATGGAATGGAATGATACATATTTATTGCGAATTTTATTTATCTGTCTTTTATGAAAATAACTGGGTTAAAATTTAAAGTTTTGTCGTATATATTTTTTATAATACTACAATATGCTAACGATAACAATCATGGGCGGATTGGGAAACCAGCTTTTCCAAATATTTACTACGATTGCCGGCGCACTACGTAACAAGGATACGTTCTTTTTTATGAATTATGAAGTGTTGCCTGGTAATCCTGGTCACCCAAGATATACACACTGGAGCACCTTACTACGAGGACTTCGTAAATATCTTACACCAAGTAACGGCGTAACAGACAAGATGTTTCAGTCTTTGCCCCGATGGGATGAAATCGGGTTTCAATATACACCTATTCCATCCGAGACGGTGAAATATACCAAACCTCTTCGTCTTCATGGCTACTTTCAAAGTGAGAAATATTTCAAGGATAAATACACCGAAATATGTGATATAATACAGCTTCGTGAGCAACAAGCATGGATAAAAAATATCTACGGAAGTGAAGAATGGAGTCGCGATTATCCGGGAAGTCCGACGAAAAAACGTATTCTTGTAAGCACACACTTTCGAATCGGTGATTCTGTTCAGAATTTACATATTCATCCGGTAATGTCTCTCGACTATTATTATAACGCGATATCACATATCGTAACGGCAACCACGACCATGAATCCCGAGAGTTATTCGTTTCTGATATTTTACGAACCGTGTGATAAATCGATTGTCGAGAGAAATGTTACGTTGTTGAAACATAGATGTGCCGTCGATAAATCAAGCGTAACGTATGGACGCGATATTCAATTTCATATGGTGAGAGATACAATCGCGGATTGGCAACAAATGTTACTTATTAGTGTATGTGATCACAATATTATCCCGAATAGCACATTTAGTTGGTGGGGTGCGTATTTCAACGCAAATCCTGCGAAAATAGTTTGCTATCCGAATATCTGGTTTGGACCAGGAGTATCACATGACACACGAGATTTGTGTCCGGAATCATGGGTGAAGGTGGAAACGACCACTACGATTACGGGAGTTTGAGAATAATAGTGCGAGAGAATAATCTATATTATATTTGTTTATATTATACATTATCATATCATCTGTCAGACAATTCATTATGACAACACATCAATATACGGATGCTCTCTCGAATGAAAGTATCGAATGGTTGGTTTCGCGTCAAGAAGTCCGAGAGGCAAAAGCGCGGATTCTTGCAAAAATGACGTCTACATCGAGTAGTATCAACGAATATTTCACAATTCCTTTAACACCTACAATCCGTTCAGAATTATTTGAAGCGATGGGACTTCAATTATCCGCCAACGTCACGACAATTCCGATGCGATGGATCGTCGGTGATACACCTCCTCATGATGACCACGGTGCGGGATCATTTTCAAATACTTATTTAGTATATTTGACGAGTAGTCTGGGGAATCTTGTCGTAGACGGCGTTCCTTATCCGATTCAACGCGGTTACGGTTATGTTTTTTCGGAGGGACTCTCTCATGAAACGGTAGGGACGACCACACCGCGTCTTTTGCTGGGTCCGATGAGCGATACAGGATTCGCGGTAGGAGGTCCTCAAATCTCTCGGCCGGGTGGAACAACAGTATATATACGCCAGGCGGCGGTAGGTCAAATCGTAGAATACAGCATCGATCAATCAAATTGGTATGAGATGTATTGGGCGTCTTATATACAAAATACAAACACCGCTGCTGGTGTATTAACCATCGAATTTATTACAGACATAACGATTGATGCCGTGATTGGAGGAAATAACGGGTATTTTATATGTAATACAGATAACATCCAAATCGGATCTCGCCTCTTGAAATCGGATGGAACACGTCCGATCATTACAATAAATGGAATTACGAATTATCCGGGGTTTGTTCAAAACGGAACGGGGAATGGCGGCGGGACAAACGGATACAATAATATCTACGTGATGAATCTCGAAATTCGCGCAGCCGGTATAACTGACCTCGTAAATGGAGGCGGTTGGTTAGGTCAGGGACATTTCGGTAATAATACGACTGCTGCTAGTAATGTATTCATGAATTGTCATTCAACCGGACTCATCACCAATAACAGTGGCGGTATCATAGGTCATTATTGTGGGCCGGTAAAGTGTGTAGGATGCTCTTCATCCGGTCAAATCCACGAATTCGGTGGCGGTATTGTTGGAAGTTATTCTCCATCGACAGCCGGTCTATTGCGATGCGAATCATGTTGGACAACGGGTGCGATTGGCCATGCCGCTGGTGGTATCACTGGTCGATCAACCGGCGCTGCTATAATCATGAATTGTTATTCAAGCGGCATAATTGCCGAGAATGCGGGTGGGATATCCGGACATGAAAGCGGAACCGCCAACGGAGGTGGCGGAAATACATACACCGTCAGTGAATGTTATAGCACAGGAACAATAAATGACCTCGGCGGGGGTATAATTGGTAGTGATTCGGGTGCTGTTACTGTAAATAATTGTTATTCGATCGGCTCGATTTTAGCAACCGGAGGTGGCATTCTCGGTAGGGTTCCGGGCTCAAATTCCACGAATAAAAGCATCACGAATTGTTATACAACAGGGACCACCGCCCACGCTCATAGTTATATTGTCGCCGGTTATACGAACGTAAATACCAATCTCACGGTTCATACAGGGACAATCACACTCGCGAATAATTACTCCGAAGCGGCGAATGCGAGCTCTGGGTGGAGTAATACCCGCGCAAATACGGTGCTTACCGGTGTTCCAGCTTCATCGAATGCGCCTGTCGGCGCGAAATGGGTATATGCTGGTATGAACACACCCTATGAGCTTTATATGATGGGGCATACACCATATACACGGACGGTTGTAAGTGGCGCTCCGACATCTCCCGCAATTGTGCGCTTATTTGCTTCCTCCGCCGCGGCTGGAACTTCGACTTCGTCGGCTTTGATCACCACCGGTCGGTCCTATTCGATATTACAAATCGCGAGAGGAGGTTCAATCGGTTCTTATCCCACGATTACGATGAACGCCACGACTGGCGCGGTCGGCACAACTCGAGATACGGCGACGGGAATATATACGATAACCCTTCGCAATAACGGGAGTTATCATATTACAGTATATGAGCTGACCGTGACAGAAGCACTACCACAGCCATATAATCCGTGCCGTTTTTTCGGTTTATTCACCAATAACGCCCAAGTATTTTATAAATCACATAGCTTGGCCAGCGGTGGAGTAGGGTCCGTTCGAAATCATAGGCTCAAGGCAAGGCGGACATAGGATCAGGCACGGGGCACAGTATATTCGTCTCACGGCGTCGGTATAAACTCCCAATCAAATTCCAGACATATCTGTTTCCATATCTGGTCTTGTTCTATCCGCTTCTCTCGATCTTTCAACATCGGAAAGAATGGCAGGAATTCGGTTCGCCCAAGAAGTTCGCATAACTTATATACCGTATAATAATAATTCAGGAAATTCACGCGGTCATCGGGACAAAACTTTGCGTAAGGACCCTGTATTTCCATAAAAAGATTACACAACCGCTCTTCCAAATCAGGCGTCATCACCGGTGGCTTAATCCCCAACTTATCTTTAATAAATGGTATATGCTCGTAGTATTTATTAAACCCGAGTTTCTTCATGATTTCTTTCGCTTTCTTATCCGTGAATTGAGATATTTCGATTCGCTCTTTCTTGATTTGCTGTTTAATGCTTTCAAGCACATGATCCGGTATCGACGTGGTCTCTTTCGCCTGAAATTGCGCAAGAATCTCGCGGAAGTGATTAATGCGTTTATACGCGTAAAAACACGCCTCTTTAGGTGGCTCTTTATATGATGGTTTCTCATTATCGATTAAGAAAACGACTTGTTTAGAGCATTTATTACATACCATAATCCCTTCACTTTCAATCGGAATCATCTCGCCTTGACGACAAAACTGACATATATCCGTGGAATATACATATTTAGAAACGTCCATATAATTCTGGTCGATACTCGACATATATTTTTCCACATTATTATGCTGATTTTTGAAGAGTTCTTCTGTTTTCTTCGCTTCAGGAAGGTTGAAGAACGCATTTAGGGATTTTGTTTTCATCGAACCGCCGCTCGTGATTGTTTTTTTGGTTTCGAAATATTCGAAGATATACTCGCTATTATTTAGGTAATAATTCTTATAGTCTTGTTGATGCTTTTTTATCGTGGCGGTAATTTCTTTGATTCGGTCTCGGATTTCAAGACACTCTTCGAGAGTTGATTTAGGTTTATTCGCATGTTTATCTTCTGTTTTTTGTTCTTGTTCTTGTTCTTCAGGACTATCGTTGTTTTCTGGTTTATCATCGTTATCGTCGGGAATGCTATTACATACATGAGATGTTCCGCCGCCATTTTTTAGAATACGCAAACGTTCTTTTAGGGAGTTTCTTTCATTTTCTAATTCAGGAATAATTGTATCTTGTATATATTGAAACTCGGATTGTAATTCTTTATGTTTGCTATCAAGCGTTGTGATACTTCGCTCGTCCAAAACAATCTTTTTAGGTGGTTTATACTTAAATAATGACATAATAGCCACCTCTCTGCCGCCACCGTCGTTGTATACGTAAGTTTAGCAATTTTTGTTTAATTCGTATTTCTATTATTTTTTGCGGAATTGTGTCAATTTCCGCGATTTTTTTTCTTTTTGAATAGTATAACAAGCATTTTATAATGGGTGGAGGACTTATGCAACTGGTCGCCTATGGCGCCCAAGACGTTTACCTTACTGGTAACCCCCAGATCACTTTCTGGAAGGTTAGCTACAAGCGTCACAC